AGTAAGAAGTAGCACTCCTGGCCCTATTAGAGAGTCTCTAAGGGAGGCAGTTAGGCTAATACTTACAAGCACACAAGAAGAATTACATAGTTTTATAGAGACTACGAAACAGGACTTCCACAATATGACTGCTGAGGACATAGCATTTCCTCGTGGTTGTAATAATATGGCAAAGTATTATTCTCAGGCAGATATTTACAGTAAAGGAACTCCTATACATGTTCGAGGAGGTTTACTCTATAATCATTATGTGAAAAAATTAGAATTGAATCTAAAATATGAACAGATACAGGAAGGGGATAAAATTAAGTTCTTATATCTTAAAGAACCTAATCCTCTAAAAGAAAATACTGTTGCTTTTGTAACTAAACTTCCTAAGGAGTTTGGTTTGCAGAAGTATATAGATTATGATTTAGTTTTCCAGAAGGCATTCCTAGATCCTTTGGATAATATATTGAAACCTATTAGCTGGACAACTGAACCACAAGCAAGTCTGGAGGACTTATTCACTTGATGAGAACATTTAACGAAAATACATATAGGCCATTGCCTGTTGAGGTAACAATAAAACAATCTGAGATAGATGGATTAGGATTACATGCAACACAACTAATACCAGCAGGAACAGATTTAGGCGAGACGCATGTCCTAGTTCATACATCAGAAAGACTTGAATGGGTTAGAACTCCTTTAGGAGGATTTATAAATCACAATGATAAACCTAACTGTTATATAGCAACTGATAAAGGAGATAGGAGATTACATACTATCGTTCCTATTGAAGAAGGCGAAGAGATAACAGTTTATTATAGGTTCAAAGGTTATGATGGAACATCTGGAGACGATCGAGATGTGGAGATTAATGAATAATGTATATAAGAGTGGTAGATAATTTAATAAAAAATATACCTAGTTTTTGGCCTCATGATTGGCCATTTAATCAAATTGTAAAACAATTACCTGATAGAGGTAACTTGATTGAGATAGGTCCTTACTTAGGCAAATCAACTGTTACATGGGCACATGAATTTAGCAAACAAGGAAAAGAATGGAACATTCATACAATAGATGCTTTTGAAGGTATAAAGAATCCTTGGCCTGGAATGGAACATTTACAAGTAACAGAAGAAGAACATTTAGAAAAATTTAAAAATAATGTATCAGGGTGGCACAATATTACATATGAAAAATTAAGATGGACACCTGATTACAAAACAAATGAATGGTATGATGTATTATTTTATGATGGTTTACACGACTACGAACATTGTAAACAAGCATTAGACTATTGGGTGGACAAAGTGAATTGCCTAGTTATAGATGATTATGATATGGCACATGATGGCACCATGAGAGCAGTAGACGAAGTATATAACAGTATAACCTGGCCTAAAGAAATGGAACACATTGTAGTCGAGGACAAGGGTATAGCAGTAATTTGGAGTGAACAAATACCATGAAGGATAATAGAGACAGTCATTTTAGAATAAGTATGGTTAAAAGTGGAATAAGAATTGGAGCTTGTGTCTGGGGATTTTGGATGATAGAAGTTCTAATCATAGGACTTTTATTAGCAGAGATATTAGGAATTTACGAGGAGTTATAATGCACGGTAAAAACAGAAAATATTCTGCCACAGGTGGCAGGAAAGCAAGGCGTGAACGAGCACTAGAGCGTTTACAAAAATCAACATTCACACCGAAGACTATCAACGGTAAGGAAAGAAATGAAAAGAGCTGGACAAAGAAGAAAGAGAACCAGATCGAAACATTGGAGTCCCGACTTAAAGTCCTTGATTAAGATGAGAAGCATAGCAATCATAGGACATGGATTCGTAGGTAAAGCTACAGAATATTTGTTTGACAGGTTTTATCCTGGAACAGAAATACAAATCCATGACCCTGATCAAGGAAAAGAAATAGAAGATTGGAAAGGTATTCAATATGCGTTTATATGTGTTCCAACTAACCTAAAGGGTAATAAATTAGATACATCTATTATAGATAAAGTATTAAAAGGATTAAGTGAAAGATCCTGTGCAGGAGAATGTGTTCCTGTAATAAGAAGCACAATAGGTCCTGATCAAGCATTACAGTATGTTAAAAAATATGGTGCAATTATTATGCCTGAGTTTTTAAGAGAGAAACATTGGCAACAAGATGTAGATGATTTAAAAAATCCTATTCTTATAGGTTGTCATAATTGTAATGACTTTATAGACATGATGAAAGAGAATAAGATAGATGCTACAGAAAGATATATGAGAAGGATTGATATAAAGAGAATTGTAGTTACATCTCCAGCAGAAGCATCTGCTATAAAATTATTTAGAAATGCTGCCCTTGCAGTTAATGTAGAGATGGCAAATTTAGTTAATAATGCTTGTGATGTTTATGGTTTGAAATATGACAAAATTAAAAGTTATTTTATGGAGGATGAAACATTAGGAAATCATTGGCAAGTTCCTGGTCCAGATGGAGAGTATGGATTTGGTGGAACTTGTTTACCAAAAGATTTGACTCATGCTTCTTCCCTCGTGTATAATAAGCACAATATTATGAAAACGGCCTTAGAGGCTAATAAAGCTAGGAGAGATGATGAGTAGTTTGATAGATAGAATTAAAAAGAATTCTACAATTAAAGAGTCTGATGTTATTGCAGATTCTAAATTCCTAAATGATAAGGACTTGATACAAACATCTGTTCCAGCAGTTAATGTAGCATTGAGTGGTAAACTTGATGGAGGATTGACTCCTGGACTTACAGTATTTGCAGGTCCTAGTAAACATTTTAAGACGGCTTTTGCTATGTTATTGGCAAAGGCATATTTAGATAAGTATGAAGATGGAGTTATTCTATTTTATGATAGTGAGTTTGGTGCTCCACAACAATACTTTGACACATTTGAAATAGATACAAATAGAGTAATACATAGTCCTATTACAGATATTGAACAACTGAAACATGATAGTATGCAGCAGTTGAACAATCTGGAGAGAGGAGATCATGTAATGATTATTGTAGACTCTGTAGGTAACTTGGCATCTAAGAAAGAAGTAGAAGATGCTTTAGATGGTAAGAGTGTAGCAGACATGACAAGAGCTAAACAAATGAAGTCCTTGTTTAGAATGATTACACCTCATCTAACAATTAAAGATATTCCTGCTATTGTAGTGAACCACACATATAAAGAGATAGGATTGTTTCCTAAAGATGTTGTTAGTGGTGGCACAGGCATTTATTATTCAGCAGACAATATCTACATTATAGGTAGAAGGCAACAAAAGACAGGAACAGAGATTACAGGTTATGAATTTGTAATTAATGTTGAGAAGTCTAGGTTTGTTAGAGAGAAGTCTAAGATTCCTGTAGAAGTATCTTGGGAGGCAGGTATTAGTAAATGGTCTGGCTTACTTGATATGGCATTAGAGTCTGGACATGTAATTAAACCTGCTAATGGTTGGTATCAGAAACAAGACCCTGCTACAGGTGAGATTGCTGATGTGAAAGTAAGACTAAAAGATACACAGACTAAAGAGTTTTGGTTACCTATATTACAAGACAAAACATTTAGTGATTGGATACAGAAAAGATATACTATAGGCGCTGTGGATATGATGGCAGCAGAAGTTTCGGACGAAGATATTGAGAAAGAATACGACAAAGTGTGATAGGTGTGGAGACAAACTTAATCTAAATAAAGATAAAGTTTATTGTTTCCATAGTGATGAACAAGAAGTTTATATCTGTATGCCTTGCGTCAAAGATGTATATGATGGTTATGTGAAATGGAACGAAGATGGGAAATTAATACCTGATGAAGAACCGGATTGAACAAGTAATATTAGAAAACTTAATTAAGGATGATGACTTTGTAAGAAAAGTCATTCCTTTTCTAAAGCCTGAATACTTTATGGCATTTGAAGACAATAGAGTCTTTAAAGTAATTTATGACTTTGTAGAAAAGTATAATAATCCTCCTACTAAGCAGGCAATAGTATTAGCATTGAATGAAGATCAGTCTTTGAATGAAGATAGTCATGCTAAATGTATGGAGGTTGTGAACACATTAAATGGTGATGAGGTAGACAAAGCCTGGTTACTAGATGAAACAGAAAAGTTCTGTAAAGATAAAGCACTATATCTAGGTGTTATGGAAAGTATCCAGATTATAGATGGTAAAAAGAAAGACATGTCCACAGATGCTTTGCCTGATATTTTATCTCAGGCTTTACAAGTAGGATTTGATACTAACGTAGGACATGATTATTTAGAAGACTCTGATGAAAGGTTTGACTTTTATAACAGACTAGAAGAAAAAGTTCCTTTTGATCTTGATATGTTTAACAAGATTACAGAAGGTGGTTTATCTAACAAAACACTTAATATAGCTCTGGCAGGCACGGGTGTTGGTAAATCCTTGTTTATGTGTCATATGGCATCTGCTAATATTGCAGCAGGTAAAAATGTCCTATACATAACTCTTGAAATGGCAGAAGAAAGAATAGCAGAACGTATTGATGCTAATCTATTGAATTTGCCTATAATGGAACTCAAGGATTTATCTAAACCTATGTTCCAGGACAGAATACAAAAACTAAAAGATAGTTATGAAGGTAGATTAATTGTTAAGGAATATCCTACAGCGTCTGCACATAGTGGACACTTTAAGGCTCTTATAAATGAATTAAAACTAAAAAGGAATTTCTTCCCTGACATTATTTTTATAGACTATTTAAATATATGCACAAGTTCAAGATTTAGGCCTGGTAGTAGTGCTAACTCCTATACTATTATTAAGAGTATTGCAGAGGAGTTAAGGGGCTTAGCAGTAGAAACAGATGTTCCTATTGTAAGTGCTACACAAACAACAAGGGGTGGCTATGATAACAGTGATGTTTCTTTAACAGACACCTCAGAGAGTTTTGGTTTGCCTGCTACAGCGGACTTAATGTTCGCGATTATTAGCACAGAAGAACTAGAACAGATGGGACAGTTTATGATTAAACAATTAAAGAATCGTTATGCTGACCCTACAAGAAATAAAAGGTTTATGATTGGAGTTGATAGAGCTAAGATGAAATTGTTTGACTTAGAAGAGTCAGCACAGACGGCTCTAACAGATTCCAACATAGATGTCCCGGTGTTCGACAGAGGAAAACAGGAAGACAAATATGGAGACATTAAATTTTAATGATATCGAATGGGAAGTATTGGATACACCTATTGCAAAACGATATTCAGAGTTTCTAAAAGACAGAGTTGATACACAACAATTCTTCTACATGGGAGAAACAAAAACACAAATCAAAGACGAAATAGAAAAGATAGCATACATGAAAGGTGCTCCTACTATGGACCTAAATGAGCTACATGAATATTTCGCAGATAATGAGGAAGATGAGGACTTACGAAGACTAAATCATCTTATTCATTATTATGAATTAGTAGATAATAACTATCCACCTCGCTGGGGTTTTGAACCTACAAATGATTTTATTGCATTACTTGATGAAGACTTTGATCAGTTTACATTGACAAGACAATATGGTTATTTGTATATAGGATATCCTCATGTAGGCAAACATTTTGCCGAGATAGTATTTTCTAATGATGTAGATATTAAAGAAGAACAATATCATCCTCAGGAGATATGTAGAACAAACTTTTTCTGTTGGCTAGGTAAAGAGATTTCTAGCCCGCCTGTAACGTTCTGGAATAAAGCACAAAAGGTTCATAAACAGATAAAAGATAGACTAGATTTGCCTGAATTAGACGATCCTGCACTGCGCATGGGTTATATTCCTTTTGCCAAGTTAAAGACTCGTATAAATAGTAATGAACTTGTTAGTCACCTATTGAAAGTGAAACAAGGTTCAACTAATTATACGGAGTTATTTAATGGCTGAAAGAGAAAATTTTGTTGAAATAAGTTTAGCAGAATACGAAGAACTAAAGGCACAAATACCTGGAGACGAACCAGAAGCTGCACCTAGCAAACCTTGGTGGAGTGCACCTGACGATAGAGGTTGGATTTGGATTGCACCAGAGTATTTTAGCAGGTGGAGATTATTTCCACGTGCTTTTATATCCATGTATATCTACTTATTGTTTAAAGTAGTTACATGGTTCATGGCTTTACCAGCACCTATAGCAGAACAATCTGCTTTAGTTAGTGTTATTGTAGGAGCTGGAGCTGCCTGGTTTGGACTATATGTGAACTCTACTTCAACAGAGCATAAGAAAGAGTAAACAATGCCAACAATAGAATTATCAGCATACTATGTAGAGTTCATAGGGTTTTTACTTACCTTGATTGTAGGTCTAGGTTTGAAAGACTGGGCTGGTTCTTTTATAAAGGGTATGAAGTTTAGAATAAATCCAGCTTTTAAAGAAGGAGACAAAGTATTATTAGATGGTTGTCCAGCACTAATTGTTAAGATAGGATATTCAGAAACAGTATTTGGAGTATATGGAAAAGAAGGTTACACCTGGAGATATGTCCCTAATACTAGAATAGAGTATTTGAAACTAGAAAAGATTGTTGACCCAGAATTACATAGGGACACAGATCAAGAAAAAGCACAAAGAATAATAGACACAATACAGGATGCAAATATAGAGGCAAACCAAAAGGAGATTAAAAAAATAAAAAATGGAGATAAGTGATGCCGGCAAAATTCAAACCAAGCCACAAAGAGTCTATAAAAGGTAAAGATGGAAGACCAACAAAACGTTGGTTCATGAGACATTATTACTTAAAACAGACGCCCACAGATGAGATAATTGAAGCTATTAATAAGGGTAAACGTAAGCACAGAAACAAATTTATCAATGAATTGACCCGTAGAGGGGTGAAATTAGTGTGGAAAACCGAAGAAGAATTAGCTCAAGACACCTAAGTTACTGATATAACAACTAAAAAGATTTCACAAAAAGGTTGACTTTTGGTTCGCCAGACTGCATAATAACGGTATATTTAATAAAAAGGTAAGGTAAATATGAGAACATGGGAACAACTAACAGAGAGAGAACAGTTACTAACTTATATCTCTGATGTCCACAAGGACGCATATGGCTTTAGGCCACGTGGTTCTTACGACAACTATTCTGTTGTTGAGCTCAGAAAAGAACTCGATAACCTTTGTGAGGCAGCTGAACAAGAAGCTAAGCGCATAGAGGAAATGGAGACTGAGGGTTGGAAGAACCTTCATAATCATTTTGCTAATTTAGTGAATATTGGGGCTAAGAACTTTAAACAGGCTCTACAATGGGATATGGCAGCTGAAGAGGTTCCAGAGTATGATATAGATTACTACTGTTACCTTAAAGGTATTTCATATTCCAAGCGTAGGGTGCTTGAAAGATTAGCAGCTTAATTGCGCTTTTGGTCCTATAAAAGGTTGACTCTTGGTTTACAAGAGTTTATCATGTGTAATGTAAATATAGAAATGGAGATGTTATGTCAGAGCAACTATTCAAATATGCAGGCTATAGCGTAACTGAGTCAGGCCAATACAAGGCTAGGTTCGGTAACGATATGGTTTCTCGCATTAAAAAACTTACGGCTAATTCTAATACCGATACCTGGTTTGCAGAATTACCGGAAGCTATGACCAAGAAGGATGCGTGTAATTACCTACTTCAAAACAATGAAGATTTATCTTCTAGTTATGAAATTAAGGACGCGCTACAGAAGGTCGTATATCGTAATGCACCTCGTAAAACCACAACAGTTAATGTTGCAGCACCTAGTGTTGGAGCAACAACTGTCGTGAACGAGAGTGTGAATTCAACCAATGAAACGGAGGCCGATTATGGCGACAACTAGAGTAACTCAGGAACAAAAAGTTCTTAACTTTTTGAATTCCGGTGCTTCATTAAGCAACGCTGTGGCAACACACAAGCTTAAAGTAAATAGACTCCCAGCTAAGATTAATGTTCTTAGAGGTAAAGGATATCCTATTTACACTAATACTAACCAACAAGGTAATGCTACCTACAGGTTAGGAACTCCTAGCAGGGCAATGATCTCAGCAGCTTTTGCAGCTGGCGTATCATTTAGCTAAACGCTAGACAGGGAGGCCCAACGAAACATAAGAACCCTGGGCCTCCTTATTTTTTACAAAGAGGTAGACTGGATTGGACTACCAATGTCGTCAGAGGCAAAAACAACCAATATCCAATAATGAGAACATAAGAAGATATAAATATGAAATACGAGCTAGGTAAAAACAAAGGTATGCCATCAGAACTATCCCTCGTAAAAAGGCCTGAACTAACAACACAAAGGAACAATTAATGGTAAATCCAATTGGCAAAGAACTACTAGAAGCGCTTGAGGCAAGATACAGAGGAGAGATCGCTCAAGCCAAAGCAAACATTAGAGTATATATTGAAAATCCTACAGGGATAGGTGAACACCCAGAGGTAGCTCAGGCCATGGATGCCCAAATAGAAATTATAGCCAGCGCTCAAGAAAAATTAGATATTTTATTGAGCCGTAAGTTTAACTTCTCAGGACAGAGGAATCCTGTTGAGTAAGGTAGCTAGTTTTGGTAACGAATTTATAGGTGCAGAAGTCCACTATAAGAAAGACAATATGCACACAGTCAAGTATATTAGAGAAGGCGAGATAGTCTTTACTAATATGGTTTTTAATGAGAATAGAGAATCAGGGGAAAAGGATTCAATTGAGATGGCTAAGAAATTTGTAACACAGGAAACTAGAAAACATGGCGAATAATGTATATTCAAAAATAAAACTTCAAAACGCTAACATAGAGGCTGAGAAAGAATTTATATCAGTCTTTAATTGGATTGAAGAACAACATGAAACAGGATTAGAATTTTCACACATTCTACCTGATGTTGAAATAATTGATAACGAATACATGGATGAAAATGTTGGTCCTAGATATGCTGATATTACAAGTTATATGGGAACACAGGTAGAAATTACATCTGGTTGGTTCTCACCTAGAATATTCTTTGAAATACTAGGAGAACATTTAAATTCATATGACCCTGAAGTAAAACTAACAATGGAGTATGTAGATGAGTTCTATACATTCGCAGGAGTCTACACTTGGCAAGAACAAAACATGGAAAACATTGAAGAGTCAGGTGGCTGGTTTAGAGAACAACATGAGTCTGCTGGTGGCAATCCTAGCGACTTACCTGATTTTATTTATGATTGCATAGATGAATGGACAAAACAATGAGACTAGATTACAAAGACGTAGGTAGAATAGGTATTACATGTTCCACATTTGATTTATTACATGCAGGACATGTTGTAATGTTAGAAGAAGCTAAACGTCATTGTGATTATCTAGTAGCAGCTCTACAAGTAGACCCTACTGTAGATCGTCCTAAGAAAAATAAACCTATACAGAGTGTTGTAGAAAGACAAATACAATTATCAGCAGTTAGATTTGTAGATGAAATAATTTGCTACAACACAGAAAAAGAATTAGAAGACATATTCCTAACATTACCTTTAGACGTTAGAATCATAGGTGATGAATACAAAGGAAAAGAGTTTACAGGCAAACGAATTTGTTACCAAAGGAAGATTAATATTGTTTATAACAAGAGAGATCATTCTTTTAGTAGCACTGATCTAAGAAAACGCACTAAAAATATGGAGGATGCAAATGAAAACGACAGCAGTTCAACGGGTTGTTAATTGTTTGGTAGCTGAGAAAAGAGCTTTACATGGTGAATTCAAGGCGTATTGGAAAAAGACAGCGCAAGACATCGCTATAAAAAACAATATAGATATAGAAGATGTAAAACAAAATTTGGAGTTATATGATGCAAGAAACTATCAAGGTCGTAGCGTCCACTAACGTCTGGAAAGACTTTAGTGATAACGCAGACTTTCCTATGTGGAAATCTGTAGGTTGTAATGAATACATTATTGGTTATTCAGAAGGCATTCCTACATTCGAGGAAATAGGTAAAATGGTAGCTGAATTACAGCACGTTTTAGAAGGTAAGATAGAGTCTAACGTCATAGAAGTTTTTACAGGTTATGAGATTTACGAAAAAAGTAAATTAACACATAACGAATTTTTTCAACTTAAATATGGAGACGGACAGATAGATTATGAAGCAGAAGACATCACAAACATCGAAATCAAAGAGTAGATTCACAGTAGGTTATACCTACTTTGATGAGCCACACAAACTCAAAAAACAATTTGAGATATGGAAAATGTGGCCTGAGGATATTGATATTATCCTAGTAGATGATGGTAGTGATCATTCACCTGCTAAAGATGTAATTGACGAAGTAGATTTTAAGTTAGAAAGTTTTCAACCTAACTTTAGATTATTTAGAGTTACAAGAAACTTAGGATTCAATTCACATGGTTGTAGAAATTTAATAGCAAAATATGCTGAGACAGATTTTATTATGTTCATGGATATTGATATGAATATGTATGAATATGATATTGCCTGGTTAAAGAGACTAAAATTAAATCCTGAGAAAATGTATTACCATAAGATGTATATGTATGAAACACAGACGTTATCAGCGCCTCCAGGGCATGAGAATTGTTTTATTATACATAAAGATCTTTATTGGGACGCTGGTGGTTATGATGAGTCCTTTACAGGGTATCATTATGGCGATTGGGAGTTTCACGAACGAATTAAAGAACTACAAAAGGAGAGAAAGACTTCACCATTATGGGAAGACACAGGCTGTTCTATTACCTTAACACGAAAAGGTAGGCATGGTTCCGTAAGGCGAGACCCTGAACTTACATTAGGGCGTTCGACTCACTATGTAGATGATGAACTATTTTATCAAGATAAAGATATTGATGAAGTAAAAAAACTAAAAGGAACCAAAAAAACAGTTATAGACTTTCCGTTTATTGAAGTCTTATAAATACTGTTTATGAGATTTACTGAATTTTTAACTGAACAACAAGAAGAAGACAAGCTCAAACATTTAGAGCATGTAGAAGATCATGTCATTCATTCAGGACATAAAGGTTTTGGACATGCCTTTCATACATTAAATGATGTTCACAACAACTTACAAGGTAAAGGCGGTAAGGATACACAGGTAACAATGAAATATGATGGCAGTCCTGCCGTTGTATTTGGTAAGCATCCTGAAAATGGTAAGTTCTTTGTAGCATCTAAGTCAGCATTCAATAAAAATCCTAAGATAAATCATACACACGAAGATATACAAAAGAATCACGGACATGCTCCAGGACTTGTTCAGAAGTTAAGTGCAGCATTAGATCATGCACATAAAATAGAGCCTGATGGAATCTATCAGGCGGACATAATGCACGCAGGAGATGTTAAGAAGAAAGGCAAAAGAGTAGAATTTACTCCTAACACTATTACATATCATGCACCACATGATTCAGATCATGGTAAGGCAGCAGCTAATTCTAAATTAGGATTAGCAGTTCATACAAAGTATGAAGGCAAGACTATAGACAGTTTAAAAGCAACTCATGGTGCAGTAGATATGAAGAACTTTAAAAAACACAAAGACGTTCATATGATGGACGCCAATCACGACACAAGCACTCATAGATATAGTTTAGAAGATAGAAAACAAGTGCAACATCATTTAGATCAGGCTGTATTACATTTTAAAAATACACCTAAAGAACATCACGATACTGTAGAAAAACATGCAGTAGCAAAGAAAACATATATTAACCACACGGTAAGAACAGGTGAACCTTATAGTCATGAAGGATTTGTAAAACATGTAACTGCTAGCCACCAAAAGAAAGTAGATAAAGTAAAAACAGACGCAGCTAAGGCTAGACATCAGACTACAATGGATAACACACTTGATCATATAAATAAGAACAAAGAACACTTTGAAGGGCCTATGCACATGCACAAACATCTTCAAGCAGCAAAGAATATTATTACTAATACTTTGTCGCAGAAGTCACAGTATGGACATGAAATAGCAGGCTCTCCAAGTAAACCAGAAGGTTTTGTTGCCATTAGAGGAGGCAGACCTTCTAAATTTGTAGATAGGAAAGAATTTAGCGCAGCTAACTTTAATAAAGGATAATGGATATTACAATAACAGACGGTGCAGTAGGATTTTTACAAGATTTATTATCTAAATCCGAGGACCATAAAGATATAAAAGTATTTGTAGAAAATGGTGGCACACCTTTAGCAGAAACAATGCTAACTTATTGTAGTAGTGAAAAAGAAGAAGACTCAACAGTTATAGACTATGAGTATTTTAAATTGTGCGTAGATAATGCTAGTGCTAAATTTTTAGAAGAATGTGTTATAAATTATGACACAGAACAATTTGGAGGACAATTAACTATTAAGGCTCCAAACTCTAAGGTATCAAAGTTAGATGATAACTCTACATTAGAGGAAAAAGTAAATTATTATCTGTATAATGATGTGGCACCTATGTTAGCACAACATGGTGGCAATGTAAGATTAAATCAGATTACAGAAGATAATATTGCAGTATTAGAATTTGGTGGAGGGTGCCAAGGGTGTAGTGCAGTAGATATGACACTTACTCATGGCATAGAACAAATAATTTTACAGAACGTTCCTGAGATAAAAGGCATAATGGATATGACAGATCACAGTCTAGCACAGAATGCTTATTACAGGGATGAATCTGAGGCTAACGCATACGGAGGATTTTAAGACATGAGTAAATGTAAATGTTGTGAATGCTGTTCTTGCACTTGTTGCGGGTAATTAAATGGCAGACGAACAAGAAAAACATATAGTATTTTCATACGGTAGGATGAATCCACCTACTGCTGGACATAGCAAAGTCGTAGATAAAGTTAAGTCCCACGCAGATAAAATAGGTGCTAATCATGCTGTCATTGTTAGTCATTCTCAAAATCAAAAAACAGACCCTTTACATCACGAACATAAAAAAGAATATTTAAAACATATTCATCCTGATGTAAACTTTGAACATTCTACAAAAGAACACCCACACTTCTTAGCACAACTTAAAAAGTTTAATCAAGAAGGACATTCACACGCAACAATGGTTGTAGGTAGTGATAGGGTAAAACAGTTTAAAGCTCTTGCACACAAATATAATGGCAAAGAGTATAATTATAAAAAGATTAACATACTATCAGCAGGACACAGAGACCCTGATGCTGAAGGTGTTGCAGGTATAAGTGGAACAAAGATGAGAAACCATGCTAGTGGAAATGATTACAATTCATTTAAGGCAGGTTTACATCCTAATCATAGTGATGAACATGCCAAGAAACTTTTTAAGGCAACACGACAAGGTATGAATCTACAGAAAGAAGAGGTAGGCATGAAAGACTTTAAAACATTCTTGGCAGAGGATATGTCAGGTATGACTATTGGCGGAGGCCATAAAAGGTCCACAGAAAGTGGAGCAGGACTTACTGCAAAAGGTGTTGCCAAATACAGGCGACAAAATCCTGGCAGTAAATTGAAAACAGCGGT